TTTATGAACGATGATATGATATTCCCATTAAAGAAGATACAAGGTGACTTAAGATGGTTATGGAATAACATAAGCCATGACACACCTACTCATGAAGTCATAACAGTATTAAGAAAGGCAAATGAAGAATTGAATAACACAGATAAGTTTGAGAGTTTATTAGCAAAGATAGCTATTACAGGCTGGACTAACCTTAAAATGTTCCAGAGAAAAGAGAGTCAAGAATGATTAACGAGAATAAACGCTGGACTGCTAAACAAAGAGCATTAACGATAGCCGCCATCTCTAAGACCTATAGGTTCTTGGATAAGAATGGAGTGCTGGTTATAATCAAGAACCTTAATAAGTTCAATAAAGATAATGGATTTCCAGGGTCACATATGTATTCAGTCGCCTTGGGTAAAGAGAAATCCTATAAAGGCTATACTCTCTATAATGGCGAGAAGGTAACTGAGGTTGAGTTCTGGGGAACCCAGAATTGCGAAGCAACCTCTAGTGAGGCTGAGTTATGCCTCTAATTCAGAATAAAATAGAAGGAAGATATTGTTGTAGCTGTCATGCTTCCGTAGCCATTGACGAAGAAATCTTTCATCTAGCTTCCAGTAAAGACGATGCTATTCGTCAGAATCGTAATCTTAAGAAGCAATATCGCTTTGACGAAACGGTAGTTTGTGTGATGTGTTATAAGCGTATGTTCAAGAAGCTATTGGCTGGACCAGATGAACACTGTTATCTCTCAGTTAAAGAACTTAATGAAAGATCTCGTGCAGAAAGAGAAGGTAAGAAATGAGAAAAGAGTATAGGGTAAGGACACGATATAACTTCCGTGCTCCCGATGGGATGATTCATGAGATCATTAACCTCAAGAAGTTCTGCCGTGAGCACGACCTGGGATATGATGGTATGGGGCAACTAGCTTCTCCCAAGAAGTCTGAACGCTGTCATTCATATAAGGGCTGGACCTTTATCTCTAGAACCAATCGTAATGGAGATACTGTCATAGCACCTCTTCTGTTATCCGGTCCAAAGAAACGTGGACTTAATGTTAACCCTCTAGGTATGGTTCCAGAAGAACGGCACTATAAGAACCGCTGGAACTTTCACCAGTATAAACATCTAGAGCTTCTAATGAACGCTTACCTATACTCAGTCTGCTTTTTACTAGCCATCCTAGTTTGGTCATGTTAAGCTAGGAACAGGAGATAGTGGATTCTCAAATTCTCTAATCTGATTATCTCCAGATCGTTTCTCTTCCGATCCAAAAAGCCTCTTTTAGCAATTCCGCTATTAGAGGCTTTTCGTCTATATAAAGCCTTTGTTTGACTAGAACGTGACTATACGTGACCATACACGTAAACCCTTGAAATCATTAAGGAAACTTTCTTTCTGTTATTGGTTTAAATTCCGGCTGGAACCTGTTATACTATAAGAGAGGCAACGAGAGCAAAGTGTTCTACGGCAGACCTTAAAGAGATAGAGACGAGAAGATGGCTAAGAAGAACGTGCAGAAGATTGATGGCTGTGAGCGGGTTTGTAAGGCGATTCGTCTTGTGGACGCCTTCGCAATGCTAGACGGCAGGGCGAGCGGCAGCAAGTATATTCGTGATCAGGTCTCAATGCGCTGGTTTGCTGACAACGATCAGATGGAATTAGTTGATGACCTGTATGACTTCTCTACGCTTGATAAGGCTAGCCCTATCCCTTCGTTAAAGGGTGTCAGTGTTGAAGAATTTGAGATGGTTATTAAGGGCAGATACAATGAGTAAGCCGCTTAAGCCAGGAACACAGGTTCGACTTCACGAGGATAACACGCTAGCGGTTATTGTGAGAATTCCGTTAGAGGGTCGTGGTAGAGCCAAGTGTCGTTATATGAGCGATGGTCGTAGCAATGTGATGTATGACGTTCTTAACTGTGAGAACGATATCCAGGAGTGTTATCGGTATTCGTTTACCGTCGTTAATAAGTGATTGAATAGGAGATAAAGACAATGACTAAGAAGAAGAATGCTCGTAAGTTTTACAAGACAACGATTACTATCACGACCATTACAGAGGACGAACCGTTTGATGCAGAAGTTTTTGAAGATGCCGTGAGTTCAACCTGCTCAATGTTTCAAGTTAACGAGGAAGAGATTGCGGAAGCAAATCTGGATGACGAACTTCTGGAATTCGACGACTGCTTCGTGGAATATCTTAAGCGTTGATTTAGGAGAATAGAGAAGATGACTAATAACAAGGTGCCATGGCCATTCGTCCTAATCATTCTAGGTGTTGTCTGTTTTGGAGTATTGTTCTTAAAAGTTCGTGAGCATAATGTTTATGAAGAACAGGTCAATAAGGTTATGACCACTGGATGGTCTACATTTCAAGATAGACTAGATGCTAGAATTCTTCGTGAGAATGGTCATTATTATGAAGCCGACCTAATTGATGCTCACATTAGACTAACCGCTGAACATGAAGTAACTTATCTTAACTCACAAGAAAACTAGAATTTAGTCTTAAGAATACTGTGTAGCTTTTCTTTAAGACAGAGTAAAAGAACCTCCAGCAATAATGCTAGGAGGTTTTTTTATGTCTTTTTTCATGGCAAATAAACAATGGCATATATACTTATATACATCGCATAAATGTATGCGCAGAAAGGTTGGCATATAATGTACATAAAATCCTTGTATTCAAATAACTGTGATGAGTGTTATGAGAGAATTCATAAAGATGACAACATGTGGTGGACACGTGGGGGTATGGTAGCGAATATAGAGACTGCTGAGGTAGAACAACAGAAGGCAAACGTGCTCTGTATACCGTGTGCTAAGAAATTAGGTAAACCAAAGTTCACTGGAGTCTGTATCCCACCAAATCTTATTCCAAGAGTTGCGGCGAACTATCATCATAATTCCAAGACCAAAGAACGCATTGCGAATAAAGTCTCTAAACTATTTGTGCTCTATAATCCAGCTGGAGAACGTGTTAAGATTAAGAACCTTCATAAATTCTGTCGTGATAACAATCTCGTGACGAGTTGCATGCACGGTCTAGTCTCTGGTCTTCGTCAAGAATATAAAGGCTGGACTGCTACAGGCAATAAACCAGTTAAACGTCTTTATCGCTTTCTTGACCCAAGAGGTAACCTCGTTGAAACTCATAACCTATATGCTTTCTGTAATGCCAATAACCTAGTCCAGTCCTGTATGAGACAACTAATCATTCTTAAGAACCAAAGCTCTCATAGAGGCTACACAAGAGCACCAGACCTGGGTCTTGTGCAGAGCACAAGCCTGGTTCCTGACGCCACAGTAGCCCTAGAACCTGTCCAGATAGAAAACCTGGGCAGTGGTGCATCCGAGAGACAGAACGTGCTAATGGAGCTCCAGGGAGCTAGAACAGCATATGCGCTATCTATCAAGGCATCTGAGTTATCTGATAAGTTAGCTAATGAGGGTAAGGATGTGGAGTCTGCTCTTCTTCATGATATCAGTAAAGCACTTGAAGCTAGAGCATTATGTGTGTTGGTATGACACCAGATAGATTTCAGACAGGACAATTGGTTGTCATTGACCCATATATCTCTAGAAATTATAAGATAGGAATATACATTAGAAGAGATATTCGTATCTCACCGCTGTTTACAGAGCACTCTATACCTATCATTTACTCAATGAACATAGTGCTGGTTGATGAAAAGATAGAAGAATATCTGGATTATATGCTGACTGAGTTAGACAATAAAGAATAAGAACAATTTAATATTATGAACTCATAATAGAATAAGGAGATAATATGGCTAAGGAAAAGAAAGATATCAAGTATCGTATTGTGAGTGTAAGGGTGACTGAAGAAGAAGCATTGGTTTGGGAGAAGTCTGCTGTTGAACTAGCGACTATGCTTGGTAAACCAATATCCTTCTCAGCATTCTTAAGACTGGTGATGAACACACATTGTAAGAAGGAGACTGTATCTGTATGACTAAGAAGACTAAACCAGGGCGTTTAGGGAACTTAAACGCTGGGCATAAGAAGGAAATGGTATCTATTACGTTTAAGGTAAAGCAGTCTGAGTATGATGCTATTAATGAATCTAGAATAGCAATGGCAACTAAGTTTCCCGGCATGAAGTTCACAATCCAGGATTATGTCAGATTGCTATTGGAGTTCTCAGTCTTTGCTCACGAGAAGACAAAAGATGATCCAGAACAGTTTAGCGATATAGACCTTGGCTCTGCCTAGATAAAACAACGCCCTGAGTCTCGAAAGATTCCAGGGCGTTTGCCTGACACTATGTAGGAGGGATGTCTGGATGTCAGGACTTAGAGCTTAGCTACTTTATGTTTAGCTGTTTGAGTAACCATATTAACTGGGACTTTACAGTTCTGACAATGATCAACGAACATTGTCTGAATGATATCGAGTTGTTCTTGAAGATGAGTGATCTGAGTCCTAAGAGAAGTATTTTCAGTGATAAGAACTTCAATTCTAGCTGTTAGTTCAATTACCTTACTATCATTGAAATGATTTTCTTTACGTTCATCTTGAAGCAATTGCTGAAAGGTTGCTCTTACTTGTTCATCTCCGGATAATGATTGCTTCTGTCTAGTAGCGAAATAAGTGCCTAAAGCAGTTAAGCCGGAGGAACCAAGTATCGCTGTTATAATCTCTGGTATATTCATAATCATTCAAAAGCTTTCTTTAAGTGGATTCAATGCTAATCTGAAATGAGTAATCGTCTAGACGATCCCCAACTGTTGTTATTCTACAAGTTACGTTATAGATTTCCCCGAGAGTACCCCCGGATATCCAGCAGTGAGCAACTGTTGCTGAATTCCATGGAGCATAAGGGCCTGTCCCAAGAGTTATTCCTGAGTCTAATATCCAATCAACTGAGTCAAGAGTATCGCCACCATAGCACTTAAGTAACCATGGTCCCCAATTCACTGGATAATCTAGAATTGAATCAGGGTCTTTTGTGAATACTGTAATCATAATATTATCCTTAAATAGCCGGCTTAAGCGGCTTGTTCTATTGAGAGATTAAATGTGATATCATCGACTCTACCATCTCTGGTTCTACAATGCCAGGTCAATGGCAAATAGTCTCCATTTTGGTCATATGATAGCCATGCAGTTGCTGTATGTTCTGTATATGACCATAGTGGTTGGTCATAGCCTATAGGTGCCACTAATTGAACGAATTCAAAAGTATTGCCATTGAGCCATGGTCTGAAGTCAAATGTGTAATCACGACTAGCATCGGGATCCTTTTGAAGATAGATGGGAACATGTCTCTTTCCTATCTTAATGCTAGCATCAGCTATAAAGCCATCAACTGGAACAATAACATTGGATTGAGTCTCAACAGTCGATGTACCTTCTGATAGACAATTGAATATAACAGCTGTAATAGAGTCGGACTGACACGTAGACGTACCTTCTGCTAGACCAGCTAGATAAGCTACTGGCTCAAACAGAGTATCAACAGCTGACGTACCTTCTACTAGACCAGCTAGATAAGCTACTGGCTCAAACAGAGTATCAACAGTTGATGTACCTTCTGCTAGACCAGCTAGATAGCATTCTGCCTCAAATATAGCATCAACAGCTGATGTACCTTCTGCTAGACCAGCTAGATAAGCTACTGGCTCAAATATAGCATCAACAGCTGATGTACCTTCTGCTAGACCAGCTAGATAAGCTACTGGCTGCAATAGAGCAGCTGCTGTAGAAGTTCCATGAGCTCTCCATATATGACCGGTCTCAGTTGAACCAGAGACCGTCATTGAGCTATTAGAAATAGTAAATGGTGAGAAATCTTGGAAGAAATCTGTAGTAATACTGCTACTAATAACAGTGATTGATGAAACACATGTAGCGAATGGAGAGAAATATAGATTATGATCTATTATATCAGTGATAGCATCAACAGCTGATGTACCTTCTGATAGACCAGCTAGATAAGCTACTGGCTGCAATAGAGCATCAACAGTTGATGTGCCAGCTACTATCTCCGGCAATACATCTAATACGGCATGAATTTCGATTAAAGAAGTTACATCTGATGTACCATTAATAATCCCGGATATGATATCAGCATAAACAACTAGTGAGTCTGCTGTTGATGTACCAGATGCGGTTCCATATATGCTGCCAGCTGCATCGTCGGCCAGAGCTATATTAAAACCACCTCCACCATTTCTTAGATTAATATTAAAGGACATCTAGATTCTCCTATACAGCATAATCATCATCTGAACGACCAAGAAGAACTCCGGATTCTCTTGCTACCACATAGACTTTCTCTGTATTATCATACCAAGTGAATGAATAGTCTCCATTGCCTATACTGGATGTAGTAGCTAATTTCTTATCATCTGCCGTTCTTAGTAATTGAAGTTCGACTGTTCCACCAGCACTTCCAGCCACTGATCCTGTAACAGAGAAGGTATTGGAGTGATAAGTGTAGTTCATGTCCAGCCCTATTACTTCCAAGCCCCACGGCGACGCCGACGGATTGAATGAACCCATAATCGCTAGAGATCTGGTCAATGATAGATCATATTTTCCTGTCGTTGGATCATCCTTAAATTTCTTAGAGATATCTGTAACATCAGAATTAAAACGACGTATTGACATGAAGCTCAGATCCATGATGGTCGAATATTGATTATTGATTCTAAAATTACCAGCACCTTCAGAGCTGAATTTAGACAATGTAGCATATGGTCTAGGCATGGACTCGTTTGCGTCAGCCCTCGCCGCTACGAAATTCATTGTAAACATTGATGAATTGAAATAATAGTATGGATCTGCGATCTTTATAAGACTCTTCCCAGTTACTTCGAATCCATATATATAATTCCCTGGCCAGGCATAGTGATCTAGAACTGAATTAAAAATAGTATGATTATGAGCTCCAGTTCCCTGCGCACTTTTACCTGATGTATAATTGATAATCCAACAAGAACTAAGTGATATATCAATATTGATCAGCGCTCTAGCGCTCATCGGCGCCGAATCTAAAGGATGAAATAAATCAAAGTCTAGCGTATTCTTACCACGATTAAGACTTAAAGTAGGTATAAAATTCTGAGAGTTAGGTCCGACTAAGTTAGTCGCCACCTCGCCGTCAGCCAATGTACTCCATGAACCAGATGTTGAAGAACCTATACGATAATAATAATATGCATAGAGCCGCTCAATCGCATTCCATAACATGTTTAAGGACGATGATTGTGCAGTAATAGTTCCTGGCTCTTCAATATAGAAATCTACTGAGGTTCTTCCATAAGACGACGTAGATAGACCGAATTGTGATGTAGCTATTGGAGCTACACAGATAGAATTGAATACAGTGCTAGTAGCGGCTTCATTATATTCATAGGTCACTACTAGATGAGCACTAGGATGCTGATATCTAGCCGCAGAAGCCCAGTAATATAGACTATGAGTAGTTGCTGTATCGAATGACATTGATCCAGAGAAACAATTGAATCTAAGAATATCATAGGTATCTGAAGCTAAAGTACTGATTACAGTACCTGTTGTCTGTATAGCTGAATCTATTGACAAAGAAGCGCTGAAATTTGTCGTGGATGCCACGCCTGCTTCATTACCTTCAAATTGAATAAAAGCACCTTTATATGACTTACTAGCTTCTGTTAGATAAGTGTCTAGCGCTGGAAATACACATTGTGCTGTTGCAGGCTTACTAGTTGGTAATGTGCCTGTCATTGTTGTAAGAGGAAGATAGATAGTCTTTATCTTGGTAGCACTAGTGTCATCATAATCATATGTGATTATCAATTCAGCTGATATGTTATTAAAAGCCGGAGGCCCTGTACCAGTGGTACTTCTAAGAACTTGAAGATCAGCTGTCATTGATGTACCTGACCAGTTACTAGTAAAATAAGATGTAATATCTGTCTGAGAATAAAAAGAATAATTCTCAGCGGGGGCAATATTTGGAATTGCAGTTGGTAACACATAATTGGTATCAGCTGAATATGCAGCTGTACCTAGTTTGAATTTAGTATTTGTTGTAAATACCATAGCAGCTGGAATGCCAGTGCCATAGCATGTCCTATAATCCCATCTTACTACAACTGACTTGAAGGCAATAATGGTTTCTGGAATAGCAACTACAATCTGAGATAAGTTCGTTAATACGTTATTAGCTATTTGCGCTGTATATAAAGGAAAAGCATATCTGATTGTTTTAGTGCGAGTTGTCATGTAAACCTCATTGATAAGTATGGAGTCCTAGTAAGAAGCTTCTGCGTAAAGAAAAGCCACCCTGGAATGCAGAGTGGCTCAGTAACTGGACCTATGCTAAGCACAGATCTAGCCCTCAACGATTACAAGAGTTCCAGCTGCTATTCTAGGAATCATTCCTTGAACAGGCACAAAAGAGACTGGAGGATCGGTAAATGTACCCCAATATAAGATCTTACCTGGTCCTGTTGACTCGGTACCGATAGCCCAATAGAATATTTCCTGGCCAGGTGTGTCAATGATCGCTGAAGGTAGTTGAATATTCACAGTAGGAAATACTATATCATTAATATTACTAACCTGGGAATCGATGATAGACCATTCAGCAGAACTTCTAGGAATGGCTACTCTATGATATCCGTCATATGTTGCTTCAACTACACCGTATGATAATCCATTGATATCTACTTTAGTGACATCCTGAGTTAATCTTTCAAGACCAGCCTCGACAGTAGGCTTACTATCGTGAATAATATCCGTCCCATATAAACCAATATATACATTACCAGCTGAGGCCGATCCTGTAATGGGTCCGCCTGAACCCTCATATTGATACAGGCCCAATGATTCATTATTGAATATTAATGACAGTAATTCCTGACTGAAGTCTTGTTCAAATGTCATTTAATCTACTCCTAGGACTATTGCGCCTGGTTTATACACGACTACTGTTCCTATTGGAGCATTGAGATTCGCATATAGTGGTGGCCCATTAATATCATACACTACAATATTTGTCATTGAGGTAGGCCCTATAGCAATCTTAAGACGATAGAAGGACCATTCAATCCCGACGTCGACCATGTCTGTTATCATTGGAAATCTGACCTCGACACGATTCGTAACTGTTATTGTACCTTCAACATTGGATACTAGCCAGTGAGCTTCGTCTCTAGGCATTTCAACACGTGCATAGCCTTCTGGACTTCCGTAGGTGCCCGTGAAGTCATCATTGCCGTCTGGAGAGTATAGGCTCACAAGTCCAATATATAGACTACCGGTGCTTGGTGTGCCTATAATTCCAGCAGTATCACCAAGACCAGTAATTGGTACGTTATTGAAAATCAATCTTAGTTGATCATATTCTAATCTATCAGACTTACTCATATAATCCTTTGATGATAATACCTAGCAGACTTGTGCTCAGCACAAGCCCCAGGCTTCAATCTTCTGTGATTTCGGCGCCCAATGCAGGTATGATAGCAGTAATACCTGTTGTTACAGCAACAGATGGTGTTACTGCTCCGGAGTATAAGAGCTTTCCAGTGCCACTTGCATCTGTTCCGATACCAAAGTGTGTGACAGTAGTAGATCCACCAGAACAGACTGTGAAGGTAACCGCATTTGTATTCTTCACTGAGTTGCCTGAGACAGTCCATTGAGCCGCTGAGCGTAGGACAGGAACTCGAGCATATCCTGTAAAAGTAGCTTCGTCAGAAGACTGATCTCCGGCCTCGGTTGGGTCGGCAGAATGTAGACTGACATATAGATCACCAGCAGCTGCTGATGGTAATAGTCCTTCGGCGTCGCCGACTAGTAGTACAGCTGTGTTAGTGAAAAGATGATTTAGAAGGTCTGTTTCCCAAGAATCTGATTTGCTCATTATGATATCCTTTATAGTAAGTATGTTGCTAGCATAGATCCAGACCTGAGCACTGTGCTTAAGGCCCTAGACGTGAGTGACTGTCATCATTCTAGACTTAGAACTAATTAGCGACGTCAGGCAGAATGCATAGGTAATAGCATTCTAGGTCTACCAGCTGGCACTGATAGTCTATTTTCTGGTTGAACTTGCAGATATCTAGTTGGAGTTATGGCGGCTACATGCAGTCCAAGCACTGCTGAGGAGACTGTCGATATACCTTCTGATAAACAATTGAATTCAATAATGCTCATAATACCTCTTCCTTTAAGTAGTCATAATGATTATGATACCCTAAGAGATCTCTATCTTCCACTAGCTCCAGGAGCTCTTATAATCAATTCTAGACTTGGGATGAGCTAGCATACGTCTAAGACATTAGGAACGATTATAGAGCTATCCTGGCTTAACTGGTAATGGTCTTAAGAGATATCTCTGTGTCACATAGGGTATACAGTTCTATTTGGTTATCTATTAATAGGTTGTGGAGCCCTACCATATAGAGGGAGTAAGAGAGTAATAAGATAATCTCTAGAGGATTAAGAGGTGCGTAATGTTTTATACACTGTTCCACATGAGCAGTAGAAGAGACGCTCCCCTGTGTCCTATAGTAGTAGCAATAAGATAATGATTAAGGAACTACGGTCTCTTCGGCACACCAGGCTGCTAGATAGAAGGTTCTGCCTGCTGTAGCTGATTCAGCTTTAAAGGCTATATGATATTGAACTGGAGTATTAGAAACCATACCATTGCTAAGAGACATGTCTTCGCACTCAAAGTCTATAGAGTCATAATCTATCCAGATAAATCCAGCTGCTAATGGTGCTGAACCTGGTATTACAATATCGTGATAAGAAGCATTCTTAACATTTGTTATTCTTATTGTTCCTCCATAGCTAGCATTTTCAGCACTCACTAAGAAATGCCAGGTAATAGGAGCTGTTGAATCAGCCACGTATATCTTTCTAGGACAGAAGATACCATTTTGAACAATGTAGGCTAGTGTGGTGGTTGTAGTTGATTTAGAACCACCAGTCTTATCGGCTAATAATGAATTAGCAAAGTAATGTCTTCTGAATGGTTGAACAGCAGCTTCGAAGACACCGCCAATAGAGCTATAATCGTTACAATCAATTGGTGCTCTAGCCATGACAGTAACTTCTTCAATACCTTTATCGGTATCATTATCCAGTCTCTTTCTAGGTTCTTCTCTGCATGTTAAACCCACGATCTTCTGAGGAGCAGAGCTAGCATTGGTATAGGTATAAGAGATATTGCTAACAGTTAGGACTTTTGTAGCTATTGGTTCAACATAATCATATGAAGACTGAATATTACCAGCGGTATCTTCTTGATATACGGTCCAACGTCTAACTGTTGCTCTTCCATTAGGTGTTACTCTGAAGTTATAAACACAAGAAGCCCCTACCGCTACTACATTCATAGGAGCATATCTAGGAACTATCACATCACCTTGGCCTAAGGACCAATTTAATGAATGCGCTGCGTCATACCATGTAGCACCTCTGACAGCATTTGAACTGGATATAGAAGTATTACTAATCTTAGATGTTTTGAAGGGAACAGATGTCATTGATTCATATCCTTATTATGGTGCCGGCCGGCAATATTCTGTAATAACATACTGAGATAGAGTCACGTATTGAAGCGTCGAGGCGACACCTGAGCATGCCGCATCTTCAATCCAGATAGTAACTGGTGTTGTTGTGACTAGTGTTGGTACCAGCCCATTGCTAGCATCAAATGACATTTCATCATAGACTGGTTGTGGCTCAGTGAAGTCTATCATTTGTTCTTTCTGAGCACCAGTCTGGAATGTTCGCCATACATCGTTCTGATCTGTAAAAGTATCAGTCGTGTATGTCGCTGTAATGCCAGAGACTCTAATGCGCAATGCCGCTATATCACCTTTACTGGACCAGCCAGCAAGAAATACTCTAAGAGAATATGGCACTCCAGTCTCATCCACTCTAGCATTATATCTTATTGTTGATATGACACCGTATGAGTGAGGATTATTATCAATTGATATCAATCCACCAGTTCCTACGCCACCTTTAGAACACCATGATGCTATTACTTGACTTCTAGAATCTGCTATATAGTTGATATTGTTTGCTAGTAGTTTAGACGTGCTAGTTCTCATTGGCAAACCAGAGACTGCTATAGCTGTTGCCGGCATGCCTTTCATGATACCGCCGTAAAGACTTTTCTGGGTCATGCGAATGTCCTTGCTGGAACGAATGTCGCTCCTAATAATACTAAGTCTGTAGTGTCAGCGATAGTGCAGAACTTCTGTTGGCTGACAGTTTGATTTGAAGATATCTGATATTCTACTGACGCTACTGTGAATAGCGTAGGGTCATCACCAGAACCGTCGATTACCATTGAGCCACCTGGATTAATACTAGCTATAGCTCCAGTGAAGTATCTAGGAGTATCTACATTAAGCTCCAATATTATAACTTTATCTCCTACTACCCATTCCTCTATTGTTGCCCAGCCCTCTATAGGAGTAAGGGTACAGTCATAACTTCCAAGACCTACCGCTGTAACGGGATTAACAACTGAAGAAGGAGCATATCCAGCAATTCTTGCTTGACTCATTAGCACTATTAGTTCAACATAGCCTTCAAGTGGATTCACTGAGCGTCCTAAGACTATACCTGGCAAATCAACTATACCTCTTCCACCGTTCTCAGTATCGGGTATCTGACTTACTGTAATACTGACTCTTTCTCCTATTATGCAGTTAACAGCCGTTAGTGGTAATGTTAGAGTTACAGTGTTATAGCTTCCTCCGAGAACAGAGAACCAGGTCTGTGCCATTCTAACGATATCATTTTGAACATCGATAGCGGCATCGCCAGTAACAGCATAAGACTTAGGTTTAATGGTCATATCTCTAGGAAGAGGGTTTCTGGATAGAGCAACGCAGTCTCTAGCGATGACTGATGAGCCTAGATACTTGTCTGTTTCTAGATCATATCCAGTTGACATCAATATTCTATTAACAATACCGTATGGCCCGTGTTCAAAGCCTGGTAACTGTCTTTGAGTTAGATGATTTGAAGAATCGATTGTGAAGACTGTTGACTCAGTAGGTGCCGCCATCTGGAATGGTATAAGCTTAAATCGGCCATCTGTTGCTATAGAAGGCACTAGCCCAGCCATCTTACATTCTTCTGTAATGAATTCAGCTAGATTAGCATCCTTAAACCCGCCATAATATCTGTTATTAATCCAGGGAATTCCAGCTGTAATGATATCAACATTAGCAGTTGTAGTTGTGGTATCGATATGTTGAGTAGTGATGAAGGGCTGACGGCCCGCTGGTGCTTCTACGGGCGCATTAGAGCAGAGATTGGCTATGAAGGCGGCTACGTTTACACCTTCGGTAGCGGACGAGTATAAACGGCTTATAGTCAATTCTGGAAGGTAGTCTTTAATATAGGCTCTATTATAGGTTCTTAATCCTCTATCACTGAAAGCGACAGTAGCAAATCTATCTGTTGTATCGAAATTCAATACAGGCCATGAATGTGTAGCCTCAGGTAGACCATTTAATGCTGGCCATTTAAGAATAATAGTATCCCCTGTTGTTAGTTCGGTAGTGCCACCAAGATATAGAGTATTAAGTGGTGGGTCTCTTCTCATATCAGCTGATGCTGGACGACCTAACATACCACGTGGCACCATACCAGCATTTGGTATAATTGCAGTTCTAAGAGAAGTTCTTGACATATCATCAGCGATATCAGAATGTTGAAGACTGTATATACGATGTTGATCAACTGACTCTACTAAATCTCCAGCCTCGTCACGCATGAAATTAGCAGATGATATGAATGGTTCTAGATATCCTACACATGTTGCTTCAAGCCAGTAGTCATGTGGATGGACACCGGTAGTGTATAATAGTGTCCAAGAGCCATTCTCTTTTGGGACTGCTTTAAGGCTTGGTGCTGTAGTAGTAAGAGGTTCAGACCAACCTGCTGTATAAGCAACTATTGCTGTATTAACGGCATCACAAAAGTCTTCTTGTGTTTCATAGAATCCAGCTGGAACAACAACGATGCAATGATCGGATGCGTGACGTGCAGATGATTGCTCATGATTCTGATGACGCCATAAATGAATTCTAGGTGTAGTCTCCACGTGAAAGTTAATACCACGAATACTGAATGGTATAGTCAAATCCTTGGATAGAGTCTGATCGAGTATATTCATTACTCCACCAATTGATATCTCCCAGGTATTAAGACTTCTAAGTCTAGGTTGCATCTCTACAATACCCGTCCAAACTAGCGTTCCATCACCAGTTTCTCCATCACCATAAGCATAGACATAGGCAGTTAAGCCTTCGATGGATGGGCGTCTATTTGTAATTTCAGGACGAACCATCATTTCTGGTGGATCAACATAATGAGACTGAATTTGTGAACCTCTTCGACCACGTGTGATCTCTATATGAGTGTCACCGGTGCCTAGATATACTCCAATACACTCTTGTCCCATATAAACATATGTTCCATCGGTAAGCACTGGAGCAGTAATATCCATGAATGTTGAATAAGGAGTTATAGATCCTTCAAGATAGGTTGTGATATCCGGCTCTAATGAAAAAGAATTCCCTATAATCCCATCTGAGTCATCAATGATTTCGGCAGTGAAGCCTTGTTGTGTTAGTTTGCAAGCTGCTGGATCTAGATGTTCTGACCATTTGATTGTAGAAGCATTAAGACCGGCCATGCGGACTCTGCCATCAGAAGAACTTCCGGCTAGATGATCTGATGTAACGAATTCAATAGGATGACCTGCTATTTCAAGTCTAAAACTAAGACTACCGTTACCAGTTGCTATTACATTCGAATAAGTCATTAGATCTCAGTTCCCCAGGTAATACGTCTGACAGCAAATTTCATATCCCAATACCCATCAAAGTCAACTGACACTCTAGTAGGATCAAATTGTGCTGTCTCAGGTCTCATCTTATATATCCAGCCGTCTTGGTTCTCTAATAATACACCTTGAAGATGCTGGAATGGCATATGTGCTCTTGTGTACTTATAAAACTCTTCCCATGACCACCAGACCTTAGTGTGATCTGTATAATCTTCTGGCTTATGAACAGGAGCTCCTGCACAACCATAACTTATATTCCAGTCTGTATCCAATGGACCTGGGTCTGTCTCAAATGGTTGCGTCCATTCAGAATAGATTGGTATTTGATCTGGATATGTTGAATAGCCAATGCCATTATCTGATTCACTATAATTCACTCTGCCTGTAGGCTCATATGGAGCATGGACTTTAGATTGATTAGGTATAATAGAACGAATAAGATACTTTGGTCGTTTATCTGACGTATAAGCACTATTACCAGATAAATTCCCTGAGAATCCTAGAATATCTCTTAACTCAGTTCCTAATGTTCCATCCCAATTGACAGCGAATATATTATTATCGATTGATGAGATTGAATAATAGAGCGAATATGGGCTGAATTGTAGTTGAAGATTAGCGACTAGGGCCGCAATGTCATTACAGAAGGGCTTTATTGTTTGATTATCAACTAGACCTGAGGCTACTATGTTACCGTGAAGATATAGACCTGATGTAAAAGCAACTGTTCCAGTAATACCACCAGTGAATTGAGCACCTGCTCCAGCCAGATTTAGTCTAGCAAAGTCGAATCCTACTGAATATGTGTCATGTGCGCTCATTATGAAGATCTCCTGAGCCGTCCACGGCTCTCACTGATGCCTCTATCGATATCTCTATATAGTTGCGCTCTATCAGCCGCATAGACTAGACCAGAAGAACCAATATTAACAATTGTTGTCTGAGCACTCTTATCTTCTTTAGCAGAAGAACCAGATGGCCCACCACCAGGTGCAGAAGTAGCTGGAGAACCACCAGCAGCCTTACCACCACCGTATATACCAGACTGAATTGCCGCAGCCGTAAAGCTAGCCGCTGCTGCTGCGTGAGCAATACCACCTGGGTAATCGTATGTAGCAAAAGAGGCAATTGATTCAGCTGTTTCCATCAATGCTTTAAGAGCAGCTGTGATAGTCATTGCCTGAGCTATAGCATCTAGTTTTTCTTGCTCAGTCTTCTTAGAATTGGCAGCCGATTTAGTCATTGCATCATTCATAATATCGATGCCAGTTGATAGCGCTCCAAATCCTGCTTCTCTAATGGCTCTAGACTTAGAGGCATGCTCTTTTTCAGCGTCTAATATCTGTTTAGCAAGCTTATCATCCTCAGCCTTAGCTTCTTTTGCTCTCTTTGCTCTAGCTTCGTCATTATCAAGTCTTGAAGCTTCTGCTGTAGCATATGATTGTTCTGCCAAGAATTGATCTAGATCAGCTTTATCCTGTTGCAACATGAAATCAGCTTCTTGAACTGATATCTGATAATCTTGTCTCTGTGTATAGAATGCACGCTCAAGATCCAATAAAGTCCTAAAATGTTCGCTGGCTGCTTCTTGCGCCGCTATATAACCTATCTTTTCATCTACTGTCAATTCAGCTAAGAATATATTCTGAGAAGTTAATGATTCAAATTCATACATCTCTTGAATTTGCTCAAGAGTTAAAGCTTGATTCTGAGCAGTGCTAGTCGTTGATGCGGTGTAAGCTTCAAATGCTTGAAATCTAATATTATATTGGTCTTCAAGCCATTTATTCTGAGATATAAAACGTTGATTAGCTGCATCTTGTTCAGAGGCTAGAGCTGCTGCTCCGGCATCTACGCCTCGACCACCACCAGTATGCGCCGGAGGATTGGGAGGTGCTGCCGGTGCTGGAGGCTGTTGTGCTGCCCTGGCAGCTCTTGTACGAGCCTCAGCCAAGAATGTTACAGCACTTGCTAACTGTCTGACAGCATCTTCTTGATCTCTGAGAGCATTACTAAGAGCTCTTTCATTTCTCTCATTGGCAGTAAACCCTGAGGCTCCACCACCTGGACCCCGGGTCTCAGACTCAGCCATTTCATTCCTAGACTCAGCTGCTTGCCGTAGCGTCGTCGCTATGAGATTTGCCTCGGCCAGCTTCTTCCGACGTTCGAAGACATTTTCTTCTTGTTGAGCAATAGTGCCGCCACCGAACTGTACAGTAGCGGCCTGACTCTCATCAGCACGTGCTTGAGCCCTACGACGTATATTCTCATCAAATTCCTGAGTATCTTTTCGTAATTTGACTGAGTGATCATCTAGAGCAATGCTATCATTAATTGTCTTTTGCGTAGCTTCATCAAGCGTTCCCGAATATTCCTTAACAAGAGGAATGATAATGCTTACAGCTGTAGCCGCTAGACCTAATGCTATACCCCATGGTCCTAGACTCATTTGAGTCATTGACTGAACAGCGCCAGTTGCCTGACCTACTGTTGATATAACACCGCCCAATGCTGGACTGAGCTTGCCGGCAGCACTACCTGCTAAACCTAAAGCAGAACCAAATTGCCCTACTTTAGATCCAGCCTGGTCTGCTGCCGTCCCTACATTCTTAGTAGCATTAGCAGCTGATGCTGTGGATGCTTCAAGAGTCTTGGTTGATTTAGATGTAGTTTCAGCGCTAGTTCCTAGCTTCTCTGTTGAACGAGTAACTCTATCAATTTCTTGAGATGCCTGTGCCGCACCTTCTACTGTAGTCTTAATAATAAGATCATCACTCATATATTACCTTAATGCTTTCTATAGTAAATAGCACTGCCATAATACTTTATTGAACGAACACTAGGAGGCTCTATAGTGCGTGTAGAGCCCCAGATGGGTAACGATACGTCCAAGAACTTAGGAACGATTCTAGAGGCATCCTGGCGTCGGGCATCATTGTCGTTGTCTATTAGCTCTATTCAGGTTATCTTCAGCTTCTCGGTTCTTACGTTCTTCTCTCATATCGAAGACTTCAATTTGAGACTGTAAGTTTGTTATTAACTGAGCTGCTTCAAGGACTATTGCTAATTGTTCATCGATATCGACTACTCCCTTTTCAATATGATTTCTTAATATCATTGCTGACTGGATAATAGGGTCATCATACACTCTCCAGGGACAAGCAGAGGGAGCAATACCTGTTAATCGTTCTATTGCTACAGCGTGTGGTATTACTGTCATTCCTATTCCAGGAACAGCGAATGAGTTCACTGGTCTGATGGGTTCTCCGGCACAATCACATCCCCAGGCTCTTCTGATTTCATAGGGGCTTGAGGAACAGAGACTGACTGCACGTTTGTGACCGTCGTGTTTAATCTTGTCTGGTTTAGGATAGCCACATGGTGTAATTGATAATGATGTGCTGCGAGCACCGAGGTATGCGGCAGAGGCGCATAACCCACGTCTATAAAACCCAGACGGCTTCTGCTATAAGCCACAGCCCCCACTTCATAGATAACATGAAAGCCTACTTTTTCAAATAGATAATCTAGTGCATCTTCATCTAGACCTGGCATACCATTAATGCTCTTAGGAAATATAGTCTCAGGCTGAGTTGTCAATGAATTGCTTAATTCAGCACGCACTAAACAATAGCTTATTGCTCTTAACCACTTGGTCTCAGGTGTTGGAAGAGAATCGCATTGTGCTCGTTCATAGGCTTTAAGAGGTCTTAGATGAAATACAGATGCTCTTTTACCAGGATTAAGCTTAATAAGTCTGGGGTCTCTGTTACCGTAACTGCCTGGTTCACCAAAATGCAATGCATAATCAGCTCCCATTGCTTCTTTATTAATAGCTGGATCAAATGACACATAACACGCTAATAACTTACTTGCATCTATCTCAATATTATAACTCATATGTTTGCTCTCCTTAGTGGCTGAACATAAGTATGGCTCATAAACATTTAAGTCTATGAGCCATTCTTAATGCGTATTAGAAGTTAATATTAGAGGAGCCAAGGAGCTGAACTATTAAAGTAGCTTATATGACCATTGGCAGCTGCGACTACTTTAAAGTAAGAGCTACCTGAGTCTAGTCTGAATGTATGAAGAGTTGATGCGGCAAAGGGCCCTGCCATAACGCCAGTTAATGCTGATAGAGCGCCAGAAGCAGGAACGTTAACGGGTGATGTTGCTCCGAAAGCAATATAGAAAGCTTGGTCGGCTACGAACGAGAAGTTCTGTGCTGGTGCTCCGGCAGATAGATTAACATTCTCAGCTGAAGAGGTGAGTGCTAGTAGATTTACATTGACAAAGCTACCTGATAAAGGAGCCGTGGGTGCTAGATTGAATATAGTCATTATTTTATTATTCCTTTAAATGATCGGGGACGTTTGTATCCTCAGAAGACGTGTATCTTCAAGGCGCTCTTTTCTACCTCTGTGGTAGGAGCGGCAATTTGTTGGTTATTAGTTGCTAGCCAAGAGATAGACTGACCATATAGACCATTTGCATCTGTCTTGACTGGAGCTAGATTGATTTGTGCTGTTGGAGCACTGATAAGAACGAATCCTTCAGCGGTTGAACCGATCTGCTGACAAATAGGGAATTTAGTTCTAGCTTGATCGAGTGCTAGCCATGTGGTTGAGGCCAAATCGTTATAAGCAATGAAGTTACCTGTGACTGCTCTGCCTCTAGCTCTCTTCCAGCCTACAATGTTAGATGAGTGTTGGCCGTCAGGAGATGTAATTGGAAGAACAGAGAATGCTGGCTGCCAAGTAGCTTGTGAGTGTTGAACTAAGTTACGAGTAGCGCAGAAACCGGCTGTCATGCCAGAACCGACAATTAGTTCTGAATCCATATTGACTAGCGGAAGATAATTCACTGAATCAGTAGAGACGCCGAGTGGTTCTCCGCCAATTCTTTCCCATCCAGCGCCTTTAAGCTGAACAGTGAGTTTAGCTAGCTGTCCTGGGGTAACGTCGATACCAAATGTTCCTTGCATACCAGCTGCCATCCATTGGTCCATAATCTCAGCACCTTCACAGATGAATTGAAGACTGTCTAGATTACCTGCAAGTCCTGCAATCATATGATAGGTTGTAGAGAATAACATATAAGCATTTTCAAGTGGAGCATCTGAGAACTCTATATTAGGAGTAATTGTTGTGCTATCTGATGCCATTACTTCACGTGCTTCGTATTTGCCATTAATAAAAACAGCAATTGCTGTTCCGGCTGGAGCTAATCCAGTTCCATAGCCAGCTGGAACTATAATACTGCTAGCAGTTGAGCCTGCCCCCACTAGGCAAGTAGTTGCTTGAGGAGTACCATTAGTAACGTCACCCATTAAGGTCTTTAATAGACGTTTAGTGGGGCAAGTAGCAATGCTTGGATAGACTGGGCTAGCACCGCCTGTTACAGGGGCTCCCGTGCCGGGTAGATGAGTAGAGAAGTTAAGAGTGCTAGACTTTAAGCCTAGTACTAAATCGCTATTATGATAATCATGAACGTGTTGATTGATAACACCAGGCTCAAGATGTTCTTGAAGAGCGGCTAGTTGAACTGTACCTTCAATACAGGGTAAATCAATGAAGTTACCAAGAGAACCCGTCTCTGAGGTTCCGAACGAACCCTCTACTGCTAATCTAACTCGCCCAATGGCTGAAATTTGTACTGTCATGATTGTTATTCCTTTATAAGTCTATCTACGTTAAATAGCGAACTGATTTTGTTTATGCTACGGCTGGAGTTCTCTTAATCCAGCCCGTGAATACATGTTCTGTGATGTATAAGCCTGGACCTTGACCAGCAATAGGCACCTGGTCCTTAGTAACTGTGCTACTTTCATATTGAAGAATACCTGAGATAAGTCCTGTGGGCTCGCCGGCATCATTTGTTATTAGTTTCCCAGGCCAACCTAATAGACTTCTAATAGCAAAGCCTAAATCAGAACTATCGCTCTTAGTCTGTTGATAGCTTAGGCTACCAACAGCTGGTGTCTTTTGTAGAAATGCTGTCTCAATTACTATTTTGACATTCTCTATCCAGATAGGACTAGGTTGCATTACTTGGTCGGCGCTCTTAAAATATTCTATTTTGATATCTATTACAGGTCTAACAAGAGAGCTAAATGCTTGATTAAAGAGATCTGAGCCTGTATTAAAACAGATATCTAGTTTACCATTGGGAATAGAACGAATACCAGATACTTCTCCAGTGAGAAGTTCAACGATACAGGTTCTAAGAGCATTTTCTGTTGGTATTAGTGTCACGTTGGTTTCTTTCCGGTGGTCACATAAGTCTTAATCCACTCACCCAATTGGTCCATTAGTAACTTAGAGTTTCCAGCTTTACCTGTAGGCATAAATGCTCTTCCTGGTATAAATATAGTCCCATTATTAAAGAACTTAGCATATGGCGCTGAGGCCCCTATCACTAGACTATTAAGCCCAGCTGTTTTGGCATATAGACTACCTATTAGCTTACCAGTTTCAATACCTAATACACCGTGTTTATATTTCAGTGTGCTAATAGCATTAGCCTTCCACTTGGTTCCTTCAGGTGTTCTGGTCTTATAGAATGAGTCTTCCATTAACGTTATGAATTTCTTACCAGCTGGTTCTAGAACTGGCTGTAAGTTCTTTAGTCTAGTAGACATTGCTTTTAACTTAACAGTCAATGCCTCTGGTGATGATCCTTGTTTAAACGTTAAACTCATAATGGCTTAGTCCAGCCTTTATGACATATTTGCGTTCCGAACGTCACTTCACGAAGAGCGTAATATGATAATGATTTCTCTCTAGCGAATTTAGCCATATTCATGATGATAACTAGCTCTCTGTGTGGTGATATCAATGACCATCTCTTGCTGTTACCGTATCGACTACATCCAGCGTAATTTAGCTTGACCGAATTGTGCTTGGCTAGGACTTGATAGAGTGCCACCTGGCGCTAGATCAGATCCACCATCACCACCCAATAGATCTCTTTCCATTCCAGGTAGGTCTATTCTAGCTCCATCTGCTTGAGAATAAAGCTCACTTGGATCAGGAAGATGAGCATCTATTTCTGGATTAACGGCCACGGCTTTTCCATATCCGTATGCTAGTCTAATCCAGACCTTGAATGCCATTGCTTGAAGCATATCATTTGCTTCTGTTCCTAGGGCTGGAACAGGACCAGTAGAGCTTACTGTAGAGTAACCACCCTTACGGGCAGCTGAAACTACAGCAGCATCTGCCATCTTGATATATTGAGCTTTAACTGCGTCTGTTGGACATAGACTGTTATAAGCCTCAGTTCCAAGAACTCTACCACCCAGCATTGACTCAATAACACTATTCGTTAATATGCTCATTTAATACCTCTAGAGATAAGTATAGAGGCTCAGTCATAATAGACATAATCCATAAAGCCGTTGAACTAGCGTTATGTTGTTTACCACGATAGAAATCAGACTCTATACTACTAGGCGTTAATACTCTAATAGGGATTACTGCATTAATAGACATATGATTTACCTGTAGCAATATCATTGATCCCAGCCTGAGAGATTTTTCCAGTTATTTCGGGACGCTTCCTAATTTTAGTAATTTCTAACGACGACTTCATTTTTTCTTCCTCTTGAACTTCCTTTGCAAGACACCATTCTTGATGCCATCACAGTTTCTATTTTAAATTTCTTATAAAGATCTCGGATAAAAGATGTGTCGCTATTAGACAGCATAAAATAGCCTCCTTTTTCATTAATAGACGAGCAGAATTCCGCTAGTTTCTTTTGCTCTGTTTCTCCAAACCCAGAGCTATCATAGCCAGTAAACGTTTGATGATATGGAGGGTCTAGATAATAAAAATCATTCTTGATTATAGAAGATTTTTCATATCCTTGATGCCGAATATCAACATCTTGGAGCACTGCTGAAACAAGTCTTAAATTAGTTTCATCTAGTATGATTGGATTAGTATATCTCCCCATTGGGACATTATAATCTCCCTTGCTATTAACACGATACATCCCATTAAAACATGTTTTGTTAATATAAATAAAAAGAGCTGCTTTCTTCACAGAATCAGATTCTGTTGATAGCTGCTTTCGAGCTTCATAAAAATGATCTTTATTATGTGCAATTTCATGCAATTTCAATTCTTGGACAACAGCATCTGCATTATCTCTTACACACATAAATGCATTTACCAAACGTTCATTAACATCCGATAAATAAGATGATTTATTTCTTGTTGCAAAATATAAAGCACCCCCGCCCATAAAAAGTTCATGATATGAACCATAACTTTCTGGTAAGCGGCTGATCAGCTCCTGCAATATAGAACGTTTTCCTCCAACCCATTTAAGAAATGGTTTTGCTTGAACGTCTGTCTTTTTTAAAATCTCCATAAAACAACCTCCCAGACTAGGAATGCACCTTTCAGAACAGTCATCTGTGATTAGTATATCACTTGGATGGCTTCTCTTTAATAGTGGCAGCATCTAGTTTCTTATTAAGAGCATCAATCGTCTTCATCATTCCAGCTAGAATAGCTGCCATATCACCTGAAGAGTCTTTCGGCTGTAAGTCTTGAACTAGTTTAGCCGCTTTAGTAGCCGCTTCCTCTTCTATAGTGCCAAGACTATTCAGTGTCTTAACTGAGACTAATGGTTTAATTCCTCTAAAGTTACTTTCATGAAAGACTTTAGATACTGAGGATGGGTATGTATTAGCGTTATTCTTAAGTGGGTTCTCTTTAATGAAGCGCCCAAGAAGCATCTTATAACGTTGTTCTGCGGCTTTAACCAATTGGGGTTCAGTCTCTATTCTATCTTCAAGTGAAGCGAGGTCTGTCTCATAGATTTGTATTTGATGAGTGCCAGGCCCATATGCTCTACCATTATTAAGAAGAATAGGAGAAACGTTATCTCTTACTGTTACTTCAACTAATAGTCTATTAACTGGTTCTGCATATTCAGCCGTATGTCCATGTGGGGTATGTCTATCGAAGCGTGTCTGAGCCATTATGATATCATTTCTCAAGCGTAGTAATAGTGCTTGGTCAACCGATAGAGATTCGAACTCTAATCATGCTCCCTGTCCTGTCAAGAGTGAGCACAGTCGTAATACCAATAAGTATACCTCAGGAAATGAAAAAGCCACCAGTCAGCAAGACTGGTGGCTTCTTCACTCTACTATAGGAAAGGATTATGGAATTCTAGATACGATTATAAGTATAGTCTATCCATACCTTTTTCCAAGTTCTTCCTGTCAGGACGTTGTTAATGGCAGATCGACTTAGTGTCGGGTATAATAATAGTAGCTCATCTGTGTTTATGCCGGAATCCCTTTTAGAGTGTATGTCTATGACATCCTTCTCTTTAAGTTTAGCCTTAGGATTATTAGCTCCGACATGTCTAGCACTACGACCCTTCTTTACTTTATCACTCATATTTCCTTGATGTGTATCTAAGAACAAATGATTAATATTAACGCATGCCGAATTATCGCATTTATGACAGACGCATAACTTATCTGGAATTATTCCATTGACCAGTTCCCAAAGCGCTCGTGTCACTAACCAAAGCTTTCCATCGTGGCCACGCAGTCTTCCATAACCACCGTCGATGCCACTCTTAAACCAATTATGACACCCGGTTTTAGTGTCTAATTTCCAGCCGCTATTAATTCGCTCTAACAGTGTTTTTCTTGCCATATAACAATCTCCTGGCACTATCATAGCATACCCGATTATAGCTTTAAAGCAAAAACCCCAACTACCTGTTAAGGCAGTCGGGGTTTCTATCTTACTTCAAGTATACTCTATTAGGGGACGTTTGTTAACCGTTCTTGGTAGGCAAAGCCTGTCATGACGGCAGATTATATCTTGCACCTAGAGAGAGGGGAACTCTCTAAGTGCTTGAAATCATTGGGTTATCACGAAACAATATTGCCGAAAATCGTCTGTGGGGCGCCTGCGGCGACCTTACAATCGACTAAAAGTCCGTACTTGAAAGCATCATTGTCCTGTACGAACGCTGAATTCATATCGACATCAATTTGCTCAACAACGTCTGAGCCCTTGAGGAAGATGAAGGGTTTCGCTTGACCGCTTGGGTCTTTGGCGATGAGATACCAGCTGTGATCGGTGATGAATTGATTCTGAATGAATTCAACAAGGCCCTTGCTTTCGTTACCGATTGCAGTTGCCGCTACAGTTGAACCACCTTCAGCAGTCGCCGAAGAAAGACCGATTGCACGAAGATCACCTTTAGTGATTTCAAGAGCCATGGTGCGGAGTTTGGGTCCAGCAACTAGCGCATATGGAACCACATTGAAGGGTTCGCCGTTCTCACGTTTGAATGAGAGCATTGCGTCATAAGTTGTGATGAAGGAGAGTGGGGTAAGGGCCGCTGTTCCGTAGTTAGACCAAGCTGCGCCTGCGGCGCCATGAGCATGGTCATCGTCTATAAGATTAGAGCCATCATAACAGACTGGTCCTTTACCTGAGTTAGAGGTAAGTTCAGCGTGAAGAAGGATATTCTTGTAGTTCTTTTGGCCTGATAGCCATTGACGGATACGAGAAGCTACTGTGCCGATTTTGTCGTATTGAACTTCTTTACGAGGAAGAAGCATTGAACGAACGTAGGTAGAGAGAGTGGTGTCGAGGGTTGAAACTCGAGCTGTCTCATATTCACGTGCGCCAATGAATTCCTGCCAGGTTCCTAGGACATCCTGGTATTGCGCCTGGTAAGTCATTCCACCTTCTGTCGAGACTTCTTGACAGAATGCAGATACAACGGCGTCGTTAGCAACTGACATGAAGAGCTCTTCGAAGACAGTGCGGAACGTTGTAAGGGAAGCGTCTAGTGCGTCCCGATTAATAAGATTTGATGCTGTTGCCATGGTGATTTATATTCCTTTATTTAAATTCTTGGGTTATGTGAGATCTTTAACAAGTTTACGAACTGCGACCCAGGCGGTAGTGGACGATGGGACTTCAATAATCTCACCGACCTGTGTATCGTCTGTTGAAGCAGCACTTGTTACGACATCATTATCATAAACTGTTGCTGCTGTGCCTACCAAGCCAACTAGCGTGGTATTAGTTGTGAAGAGTTCCTCGTGTCCGTACATTACTTCAACATATGTTTCGCCGGCTGTAGTTGAGGTAACTGATTTTGTAGCTACTCCTACGAAGGAACCAGATGCGAATTCAGTGTCCGCAGCATTCTCTGCGAAATAGGCATCTCCGCTATATGCGAAGGCTGCTGCGCTCTCGGGGATCATAACCATTGCTCCAGCTGGAATGGTATGAGATGCGGTCATAAGGTATTTAGCGTATTTCGCTCCCTTAAGGTTACGTTGCTTACGTGCTTTGCTTGTAGTAATGGCCATTGTCTTTATTCCTTAAATGGTTCACGCAAGATCAGGTGAAAGAACTCTGATGCCGACCCAAACTTTAGTCGCCGATGGGACTTCGATGATTGTTCCGACTTGAACTTTATTGGTTGCTGTTCCAATGGTCTGAACTTCGTCATTGGTTTTAACGCCACAGCCAACACCAACTAGACCACTGAGGTCTTCTGTTGAAGTCAATAGAACTTCGTGTCCGTATTCGACATTGATATAAACAACATCAGCAGCGCCTGCGGTCACTGTCTCTGTCGCAATGCCTACGAAATTACAAGCCGCTGTATCAGCCGCATTAAGTGCTCTTTGAGTTGATTGAGTAACCATAACAAGCCCACCTTGTGGAATGGTTGTATTTGCTGTCATGCGATATTTCGCATATGATAAGCCGGCAATGTTACGAACGTTGCGAGCTGTTGCTGATGTGATTGCTGCCATGATGTTTATATTCCTTTATGTCTAATGCGAACTAGTTTCTAATAAATAGTGTGTTCTTGCTTAATTGCCCGAATGAGTTGCTTTAATGGCTAAAGCTTTACGAATCCAAGCGTCTGCATGAATTCCTGTTAAGCCTTGGCCACGTGCAGATAGTCTAAGTGTCTTGACGCTAGGGTCTGTCTCATCAAGCTTATCTTGAATTACTGGTGAGCCCTGAGGAGCCTTGACAGGAGAAGCACTGAGACCAGTTACACGGTGTTCAGTTGGTGGTTTATTTGATGGCATACCGTCAAATAACTTAATGGCCATTTCTTCATTGGTATTAACGGCAGATAAGAACAATTCCTTCTGAGCCGCTGTGATCTTGCCATCTGATAATAGTCTAGAGAATGAAGCTTCATGACGTGCTTTAGTTTCAAGAGCAGTCTGTGCAGTCTTATAAGCTGAAAGTTCAACAACAGTTGCTCTTAAAGCGTCTACTTCTGTTTGAAGTTCAGTGCTTCTATTCTTATAAGCAGATAGTTCAACGCTCATTGGTAGAGGTGCTGGAGCAACAGGTGCGGCCGCTGCATCAGCTAGTGCTTTAGAAGCAGTAGCAGTCTTATTGATAGCCGCAGATACGCTATCTAAGTTATTCTTGACTGCGCTTGATAGAGTTGGGATATCTAGTCCAGTTGCGCTAGAGAGCATATCACAGATTTCTTTGCATTCCATCATTGGGTCAACAACTTCTTGAGCAACTTCTTCTGGTGATTCGGTCTCATCAGTTACTTCTTCGGTTGCTTCTGCAATTGGCGCATCACCTACTGCTAATGGTTTACAAGCACACTCAGTCTTAGAACAATTTGGGCAGACTCCTTCAACTTCAAGCACTGGTTCTGCATTGGGATCCACTGGTACTTCGACTACTTTATCTGATTTCATATTTAGATTCCTTTGATTGATTTTAGATAGGCTAATAGCAGCCATTCCTTCTAAGAAGGGATTATTTGTAAGACCTAGTTGATATAACTCAGTGCCAATGGACTTACCCGATACTCTATCAATTGATGCAAAGTCAACGACTACAGAAGAGAACTTATATTCTCCTTCTCTAATAGATGCAGCTGCCTTCTTTGTGAATTGACAAAGACCCCATAGCTCTAGACCTTTCTTACCAGATCTAGTCTCTAGTTCAATGATAAATCCAGCGGCTGGAGCTCCATCACCTGATGGATGACCATATGTAATTGGCACTGGTTGCTCAACTGAGTTGAACTTCGTTAGAATTTCACCGAAGGACTTCTTATTAAAAGAAAATGGTCCGGATACATGACCAGCGAATGTGCCTTCATAAGCCATTTGAACCCAGGTCTTATCGCTATCTTTTCCTAGAATAGGAGCTTTAGCAGCAAGAGAGATAAATGATTTACCGTTTAAGTTGATTAGGGATGCTGTAGCCATAATACTAAATAGTGCCGTTCATTGAATTATTGCAGGAGCCAGATTTGAACTGACGACCTTATGGGTATGAACCATATGAGATAACCATACTTCTCTACCCTGCTAATATAAATATATGCTAGCAGGGTAGGAATTGATTAAAAGCGATTCTAGCTGTTCAATACGTCGTCTGGAGTCAGTGCCGGGTTACTATCTTCGGACGTAGCTGAGGAGGCCGTAGGAGCAGGGGCGACAGCTGTAGGTGCTTGTGCTACGGACTTTACAGGTTCAGGATTAAGTGGATCGGTTTTGACGGTGACATTCTCTAGAGTAGCAATTTCTTCCCCGCCTTGAAGACGAGTCCAAGCTGGCAATCCGGCTGCTTTACGCACTTCATTTCTAGTTGCGCAACCAGACTTGATTACTGAATCAGATACTTCAACAGCATGCTCGAATATGCTTTCTATTACTGGAAGTGGACAATCTGGTGAGAAACCATTGTAGTGACGAATCCAGGAAACGCAGTCTCTCGTGATAGCTGACCACATTAGTTTAGCATCTTGTGCTGTGCTCTCTAGTCTTAGACTGTCTCTAGTCTCAGTTGCTGCTCTAGAGCCATTGGGTCCAGCTATTAGTAGATCAGGACTGACACCCATAGCCAAGAAGATCTGTTCATCTAGTTTAGCTACTAGGTCTTTATAAACTGTACTGGAGGCTCCAGCTGCACTATCCATAATCTCTACTGTGCTAGCACCAGTTACTACTCCGACCATATCATTGGTCATATCTAAGAGGTCTTGTAGTGCTTGGTCTCTTTGATTTCTATCGGTACCAGGAGCCATATGAGCTAAAGCCAATGGGCTTCCGAAGCGTTCTGCACATGATACCCAGAATTGAATGCCGGCCTTCTTAAAGATAGCATACCATAATGCGCTTCTGAAACAACCGCTGTCTATTGGTCTGAAATTCTCTGTAGCGATATTATGAATAAGATATCCGCCTGGGAATTCAGTTGTGTTAATCCATTCATAACTGGCATTGCGTGCTTCTACTTGCCAATCACGGTTATATTTTAGTTCTCTAGTCATAATGGGCCATGGTGTAGGAAGCCAGTTATCATCTTTAAGTGACCAGACTAGTTCATGAGCGCTAATGCCCATACCGATAGCATCTAGAACTCGCATTAAGAATGATTCTACTGAGTCCATACTGTCTAGCCAGCGTTTTACTAGAGTTGCTAGTCTTTCTGCTTCTTCTTTAAGATCAGGAGCTACGGTTGCTGGAGCATTAACTGTATATGCCCGGCCTGCTACTGCCGCTCTACGAATAAAGTAAGCTCTTGTCAATACTGGATCTGTACTAAGATTGGCGGCCGCATCTGCAAACCATTCATATCTACCGATATCGAGTTGTGCTAATGCCGAGCTCATTCTATCTGGAGTGATAAGAGAGCGACCAGGGATCTGGAATAATGACCGTCTAGTCGTCATTACTTCTCTATTAGCTGGCTTCCTCGGAGATGATCTCTCTGGAACTAATGGAACAAAGGCATCTAGTGCTCGTCTTGATTTACGGGTATTGGTTGTCATTGATATATTCTTTCTTAATCATGCGGCTTTTTCAAGCAGGCTGGATTGTAATCATAAGTAGCTAGCACTACCAGACAGAGCGTGCTCTCTTCATTGAGCCCTCAGAATAGCCTGTAAGCCCTTTAGCCGTGCTTCTAGTCTTACCTGATGTAGCTACTCGATCACCTGGTTGAGAGGCTATTAGAGCGTTTATAGCAGAACTGAGAGCATCTACTATATCATCATGTTCAGCGCCTGAACCTGTGAAACCTATTATTTGTTCTGTTAAAGCCGGCACCCATAGCTTATTAACTGGAACCAATAATCTACCTTCGTTCCATATCTTAGATAATGGTAATGCTCTGCTGACTTTATCTTGAACAGCATTAACGATATTCATCTTAATACCTAGGCCATGTGGAGGCATTGCTGTCATGAATGCTATTGTTCCTTTTTCAGAACCACCAGCATCCATGCGTGTCATTGTATTTGGGTGCTTACCCTGGAAGTCTTTAAGCATCTGAGCAAATTGTGGAGCACTAGTCTGCGCTGTAATCATGTCTAAGACATAGTATAGAGCACTGTCCCCTTCACCTTCTCTACCTACACAGATAGCAACTGAGCTATCTGCTGTCTTAGAAGCGGTATAACCGAGATCCACGCCTAGGCTCTTGTATAGATTGAAGGTATCTAATGCTTCAATGTCATAGGTCTTGAACTCTGACTTGAAGATTTCAGCGCCATCTTGAAGAGGCCGGCACTGAAATAGACTATTCCAGGTGATTACGTCTGACATCAAGCCTTGAAGTTTTTCTAATGACCATTGTTCAGGCCAGAGTGGCTGTCCATTATCTAAGAGTGCTGGAAGGTGGATGTGTTTATATTGATATGCTTCAGCTTCAGTGCCACCAAGTATACCATCCATTATCTTTCCTAGTAAGTCGGAGCGTGACCATCTTGCCATTTGAATAATAATTGAGACTGTTGAACGTGCTCTGGTACTAAGAACGTCACGATAGAAGTCATCAACTGTTTGAGACCAAGCCGCTGATCGTGACTGTCCTCTGTTCTTCACTGGGTCATCAACGATACAGATATCTAACGCTCTACCTGTTAGAGAGCCTTCAATGCTAGTAGCATAGACTCCACCACCCTCTACTAGTTTAAACTCATTCTTAGAATCTACATCGGTTGTTATATGAAGCCCGGCTCTTCTTGCAAGCTCTCTAAGCTCTCTACCTACTAATCCAGCCTGGGAATGACTATAAGAGACGTACACTATGCGCTTTGTAGGGTCACGTAATAATGTGGCTATAATGAAAGATGATAGAGTCGTTGTCTTACCTACTTGACAACTGCATGCTATGGTAAGACGTGTTGGTTTAAACCATATCTCTTCAATAGCATCTATCATTGGCTTTAAGTGTTCTGGGCGTGAGTAACCTGGGTTTAATGCTGGGACTAGATCCATAACAGATAAGCTTCTGAGAGGATTACCGGCCGTTTGTCTCTTAGCTGTATCTATTTGAGACTTAATCTTCTGGATAGATCGTACTTGCCTGATAGCTGCCATTGTAGAGTTTAATGCAGAACTCATTTCTTAAAGCCAATCTTCCAAAATAGATACTCAACACCACCTATTAGAAATAAAAGCGATATAGCGTCAGCTAGCACTGAGAGCACCACGTATAGCATCGGGTTCATTAGGAATTCTCTATAACGTTATCAGATAATCCTAGCATTGTCTTTGCTAGGGAGTCTGCTGAGACTCTATCAGTGATCAGCTTATAAGCTGTAAGCTTATCTTGATTACTAGCATCGGGGGCATCTAGAACCTGCACTACAGTCTCATAGGCACGTAGAAGAGCTATCTGAGTAATATCAGCAATCTTCTCTTGCATTGCCAGTCTGCGTTCAAGAGCTAACTTAGCTATCTCTGGATCTTTAAGAGCTTCATTACGATAACGGATAACTGTCTTGGTGGAGCAATGATGGCGCTTGGCTGCTTCCTCTACTGTCAGTTGCTGGGAGGTAGCTACAATGCTTGCCTTCAGGTCTTTTGGTTTCTTAGATTTCATAACTGTATTTCCTGATAACCACGCTGAGGATCTTCTTCTGGAAGACTGTCAGTTGGTTGGTAATAAGATGCTGGATTATCCAGAGGGATTTCTAGAGATATTGAAGCCCGGGTCTTGGGGTCTCCCCAAGCCTGGCTTTGTTTAAAGCGTTCAATCTCTAAAAGCTGTCTGATTATCCAGTCATGCATACCTTTAAGTATAGATGATAAGACAATACTATTAATGCTCTCTTAATACCTATCAAGACTTCTCTACTCTCTAAGAATACGAGTACTATACATGTATATGTTGCTCAAACCAGCCCTGTTTAAAACAATCACCAATAAAAATAGACACTTGAGCACCACCAAAACCATACACATTGAAAACTACCCCTTGAAATCATTGAGGAATTTGGTTCAAGAAACCCTTACAACTGTTTTTTACACACCGAGGTTTTTGCATGAGAAATATATATTTAATGTTTATTTAAGATTTATTAAATAGTTTATAGTTTTACTGTTTCTGGTGTATACTTATAGTAAGAGGAAATAAATGACCGCTCTTAAACAATATCAATGCAACTATAAATCGATAATCACAAAACTCAACGAGTATGTGAACGACCTACAAGGGCTTACACCATCTCAAAAAGAAACGAGAGGTATCCGTGTTGGTTTAGCTTTTCATATTCTTGTTGAGCTTCAACTTAGACACACCAGGCCAAGACATAATACTCGTATATACAAAATTGGCATATCGTCTGAGCTAGCGAAAGAACTATTTGGTAAAACATACACTGAACTTATCCAGGCCATGGTCGATACTGGCATTCTCTCTTTAAGAGATAATCACTGTGCTGGAAGAAACTGCCGTGGATACAGTGTTGATTTAACAAATCATGAAAAAGAGCCTGTATGGCTAATCAACGATGAACATGTTCATTTTAAAAAGAAGATATATGACAACAAGGAGACAAATAGAATGCACATGGCTATCAAACGAAATGACCTGCTTGAATATATGAAACCAACTATATTCAACATTGAACTTACACCATCTTCAATCCCGATGGAAATTCTTGGTGAGTATCCTTTACAAATCAAAGAGTTCTGCACCTGGAAATCACCAACAGAAAAGACATATGCCAAGAAAGCCGCCTTTCTTGTTATGAACAAAGATATGTCCCAGTGGATCCCTCCTACAAACTCCCCTCGCTTCTCTTTATCTCAGAACGGAAACAGAATGTATCATACCTACACCTGTTGCCCAAAGACAATGAAGTCGTTTATCAAGATTGATGGAGAGAATATAGTTCAATTTGATATCCGCTCTTGTCATCCATTCTTCTCTTTCGTAGCAACCGGCAATCAAGAATTTCTAAATCTATATCATACAAAAGATATATATCAAGAAGCTGTCAATTTCAAATTCAAAGGAAAAGATGTCCCAGTTGATGCTAGACAAATTGTAAAAGAAGAGTGGTCGGCATGGCTCAATAATCACACTGGATACGATTATGAAATTGGTGAGTGGTTTCTACAAGAATATCCAGCATATTACTATGCTATTAAGCAGTTTAAGAAAGAGATGGGTAAAACCTTATATCTTAAATGGGTTGAAATGGAGAACCAACTTATCAAAAAGACCATCTATCCGCTTCTTATAGAGCGCAATGTTAAGTTCATAGACGCACACGATGGCTTTGATGTCCCTGAAAGCCAAACCAGACTTGTTCTTGAAGCACTTGAAGTCTATAAAGCAAACAATGATATCAACTCTATTCCAGACTTTAAATACGGCAACCCTCTTGTCGGGATACCAGAAGAAAAATGGATGCCTCTTGCTGGCGCTACACAGGGGCTAGAATTCTCGCAAGCCTCTGAATCTATACAGGAGCCCATCCAGCAACTAGAAGCGATTGTAGAGGCTCCTGTGAGCTTAGAAGATATTATGGAGGATTTTATGAACGATGATATGATATTCCCATTAAAGAAGATACAAGGTGACTTAAGATGGTTATGGAATAACATAAGCCATGACACACCTACTCATGAAGTCATAACAGTATTAAGAAAGGCAAATGAAG